TCCTTATCTTCCAATCATTTATGAAAAATAAGTATACAGGTACTCTAGGCAAATCTGCTAACGTATTAAAGGCAGGTAGCCAATCATTATTTTGATTATGTTGATTTGCAAATTGAGAATATAAGACTTGGACATCCTCCGTGGGAGAATCATCCAAGTCAATTATCTTATTTACACCGTCTATTGATATTATCATTATACAAAGTCTTCGTGAGCAGTGTCATCCTGTGCAACTAAATTAAAAGATAAACCTGTTGAATTGTTTATAACCCCCTCAAACTTTTGAAACTTAGCAAAACCGGGGTTTACACCTACTAATACAACCTCTCTGTCTGTGCC